GGGTTGATCAAATGACGCATGGGAGCGTTCTCCAAGAAGTACAACGTACTTACTTGCTGGGCGTTGGCGCTAATAGATAACATAGCACCAGCCAGCACGAACACCACTTTCTGCCAATCCAACATAAAAGCCAGCTTTCGCCCCAGTTCCGCTTCCTGCGGTGGTACTAACAGAGGATGGCCACATGATACCTCTATCTTTGCCAATCGCAATGTCCTCGATGTACCGCCATCCACTTGATGAACCTGATACAAACCGAAGCGTGAGGTCTGGGTGCTTGGTGTAACTAGAAGAAATGCTGCCATCAGTCGTCACCTTGGACTGATTATGGCAGGTGTAGCAGTCAAAACAGAAGTTTCCTGCACTGTCCTTGCTCCACTGCCTCAACTCATCAGACAGAATGATATAGGCACCATTCATAAACTCTGTCTTCTGGATAAGACCGGTTTCTTTTCCAGAAGTGGCACTGAACTTGCTTCCATCATTTCCCTGTACATCATCGTTCCAGCCACTCCAGTACGGCATCGTGAAGATGCAAGTCTTTCCAGCGACCGTGGAAAACAATGCCCCGTCATTGTCAATGTTCAGTGCAAGATAGGTAGTGCCATTTACTGACACACTTTCTATGGATTTAATTCGCTTGTTTTTGCAGATGGAATAGTTGCTGGAGGTACTGCGGTCATCACCGCTACGAGTACCAACGATGCAATTTGAGCCGGCAAAGAAATTCTGACCGTCTGATACAGACAGAAGAATCCGCTGTACGTTGCTCTCAGAAACAGCGGCGTTGAAATAATGATTGTAGGAACTGCATCCTTCAATGGTGCCAGAGTTTCCTTTGACGGCATACTTCAACCAGAACATTGCGTTCTGCCACTTCAGAAGGTTCCCAGCTGCTCCAGCGTACTGGCTTCCACGGTTTCTCCATGCAGCAACACCGTCGAGATGACTTGCCCAATTCACGGGAGGAAGCCCTGTTCCACAGGTGATAACACCGTTTTTCATACCGGCATAGTACTTTGGGTTTGCGATATACGGATAAACGATGCCGTTCTTTCCCGTGCCCTGTGGCCATGTGTCATAACCGCTGGAAGGATGGCACTGCATCTTCATGTAGTGATATCCACCATCCAGCCACTCACGGGTGTAGGTGTTCTTTTGTAGGACTTGGCACAGATGCGTACCAGAGCGAACCTCACTGATTGGGTCGATAAACTCAACCGCATAGATGGTATGACTGCCATCTGCGTTTTTCTCCATCGAGACCTCTAAGCACCAGAATTGAGGCAGGAACGCAAAGTCATCACGTCCTGCGGAAGATGCTGTGGATGGTGAGCATACCAGCCCTGCAGAATCGTCCAGAAGTTCACCTCTAGGGGACTGGGATACGGAAAATAGTGGAAATCGGACACCATGAACACGCTCGTCAACGAGGACGTTCCTGAACCATCTGGCACACAGTTCATTTCTTGTGGTTTGCCCATCAACCCATTGGCTGTGCCACCACTCTCTGAACAGATTGTTCACCTGAGATACAGAGGTTGCCGCCGCCACCTGTGCCTTATACAGACTGTCAACCACATTGACACTGCCAGACATCGCAAGTGCTCTCTGGAACTCAAAATAGTTCCTCAGCAAGTCATTGGTCTGCTGTCCTGTCTCGTTCAGCATGATTGGTTTTGTTACTGTGCTCATTTTAATCCTCCTCAAATGTTATATTAAGTGATCCGTTTACAACGGAAAGTCCAATGTTGCTCATATCATGATTAGCAGCATTAAGTGCGGCATTGTCTGCCGTTGCTTTTGCACTTTCCGCAATTAACCGAACCTCATTAAGATTGTGAATGCTCACACCAGGAACATTTATTGAACCTAAAGCCATTTTTATATCTCCTTCCCATACAAAATACAGTATTGTGCAGAGATTGCATTTGTAGGAATACTCGCAGAACGGATTCTGATTTTTCCTATAAATGTTTCGTTTGTTTGGCAAAGTCCACATTCTACGGCAACAGACATACTTGAAGCCGAGATTGTTATTACAGCAATATCATTTGCTGTAATTCCTGTAACAGGGATATCATAAAACTTATTGTAGTATGAATTGCCTGTTTCGGTTTCCCATCCCGTTGTGGGGATTGTAAATGAGACTGCTGTGGTTTTGTCTGACTTGTAAGCTAACGCTTCATCAATCTGCTGTTTTGTATAATAGCTTGACAGCATTTCTGTAAGTGCATCTTCATCTATAGAACCGTTCCCTGTACCTCCAACAGAAACCCACTTACCGTCCCATACATAAAAAGCAAGCAGTGGATTCTCTGAAGTTGACTGTGGAGCAGGGACAATATACAGCACATTTGCTACACCGATTTGAGGAAGTTCATCCAATACGGAAGTCTCAAACCGCTTAGAAAGCTGCTCATTTACAGTAGTCAGTCGTGTTCCAACTTCCTTTGCATCAGCCGCAGCACCTTCTTTAGAGAGTGTAGCATCAATTTCCGTCACAAACTGAGTTGCTCTTTGTAGGGCAGATTCAGCACTTTCTGCCGCAGTTTCTGCGGAACTTGCATATGAAATAGCATTAGCTGATGCGTTTTCCGCTCTGTTGCAGTACTCTTGTGCTCCACTAAGAGTGGAAGAAGCACTATTTGCCGCAGTTTCTGCTCTGGTACAGTACTCTTGTGCGTCACTGAGGCTCTCGGACGCATTATCCGCAGCAGTTTCTGCTCTGGTACAGTACTCTTGTGCGTCACTGAGGCTCTCGGACGCATTATCCGCAGCAGTTTCTGCTCTGTTGCAGTACTCTTGTGCGCCACTGAGGCTCTCGGACGCATTATCCGCAGCAGTTTCTGCTCTGTTGCAGTACTCTTGTGCGCCACTAAGAGTGGAAGAAGCACTACTTGCCGCGGTTTCTGCTCTGGTACAATACTCTTGTACATCACTGAGGCTCTCGGACGCATTATCTGCCGCAGTTTCTGCTCTGGTACAGTACGTTTGTGCATTACTAAGGCTTGCAGAAGCATTGGTGGCTGACTGTCTTGCATTATCAGCATAAGATTTTGTCTCTTGCATTATCTCATTTACTTCTGCTTTTGTTATGCCACCTCTTTCGTGTACAGTACCTTTCAGTGTGGCACAGTTTGCACGAATCATATCGTTACCTCCGGTAGTACCCAAAAATTCTTCAGCGATGTGTTTGTGGATGATGCCCCTATAATGGTGTACCGTTCTCCGCTTGCCTTGTTGAGCTGGATATCGTATGATAGCTTTCCAACAGGAAGATTTGCAGTATCTACTGCATTCAGCGTAATACAAGCAGAATTGCTAACGCTTTGAAGCAGGATATTAGATGCAGCAGTCGCAACTGCTCGTACAGTTAGCGTTAATGTATCCCCAGATTCAATATAGTAAGGGTTTCCAACAACATCCTCAAGCTCTACATCAATCTTAGCAGAATCGCCTTTCGTAATCTTTATAATCCCGCCGTCTTCAACGCAAAACATCAACATCACTCCTATTCGTATAATTTAGAGGGATTTACTTCCATCTAATATAGATACCTTGTATGGTTGAACATCACCTGTTATGGTGATAATTCCTTTCTCATAATCAATATCTGACACTTTCCATTCTCCTGTGTAGTAGTATTCCTCGTCATAGTCGCTGCTGATTTTGAGCGTTTTACCGTGGAATAAGGTCAAAATATCAGACAATCTTGTCTGAAAGTCTTGTCCATTCCTGTTCATAAAAAATCGAACTTCATAAGTTCTATTCAAAAAATGGACTTTCCCATCCAATGCTGTATTGAGACATAACTTTCCGTCCCGACCAGGTATTGTGATATAGTTTTCCTGCACCTCTGGAGTAGAGATGACAGGCCCACCAATCATAATCAGACCCAAATCACAGAAGCTGTTTATATCACTATCTACTACAGTGATTCCTTTAAATTTCATGTAACATTATCCTCGATAATAATAATACCATCAAGAGCAAGTACGGCATCCTGTGCCAACTCGATATGGTCAATGTATGCAGACAGGTTGACTGGCTCAAATTCAAATTCGTCAGAATCATTCAGCATTTCATAATGAGCCTTAGAAAATTCAACGGCAGAATCAGGAGAATTAAAACGAGGCTTTCCATACACAAGTGTCCCACCATATGTATCAACAAGTTTAACCTCTTGTTCTATTACAATCGCCGCCTGATCTGAGAAGTAGGCTTTCAACTTCTGAAGATCGCGTGCATCACGATAAGAAATTCTACAAGAAATATTAAGTGACGATAACGCCCGTGCTGTATTCGCTACTTCCATAGCTGTCATTTTCTGTTTCACTACAATCACTCCCATATCTGAGACTCAAGTTTGTATAGTCTATCGTTTAGTGCTGCGATTTCATTATGCTGTTTTTGAATTGTCGCAACGAGAGGTGCAATAAACTCTGAGTAATTTAATACCCATGTCAAGTTTTCATCAGGTTCATTTTCAGAATAATATCCCTCAATTATTTCATTCTTATCGTTTTTAGATATAACAGAAGCTTGATAGACAGCTAAATCCCCAATGGTCTTTTTTGCAGAATCAGCAACATCCTGAGCGTAGAAACCCATATGAGTTCTTTTGCCCTCTCCAGCTTTTAGCGTATAAAATACTGGTTGCAAAGAATAGATAAAATCTTCAACGTTTTGAGAATTATTCATAAAATCAATATGATTTTTTATCTTTCTATCAGAGCCATTAAATGCACCGTCAGAACAATAAACACTATGCCATCTATAATTGGTTGTCCCCAAATAAGCCTCTCCGTTTGTATTAGACCTAAGAATGCCTATATTGTCATTCCTGGTATCTGTAAATAATGATATTCCATCACCGTTTCCTACAGAAAACTTAGCTTCCGCTGCATATAACAATCCATCACTTGTAACTCTAAAAGGACAGTCTACATAACTACTATGCGATGAACCTCCAGCAGCAAACACATACGTCGTTCTCGAAGTAGGTTTTTGCATAACGGCTACACCAGTGTTTGAATTACCTGCATATATTTTATCATCATTGATACTCCATCCGCCAATTAAAGAGCCGAAACCAGCTGTGACGGTTCCTGATATAGTAGCGTTTTTACACTCAATGCTTCCATCTGTTAATACTTTGAAGTTGGAATTAGCAGTTACAATACCTTCCAGTTTAATATGCTGTGCAGAAATTGTAACCGTACTTGCTGTCTGGTTTATCTTTGATACAATTGTTGCCCCGGTATAATCTGTTTGACTAACCTTTTGCGATATCTGACCATAGCCTACACTAAGCTCTGCAATCGTATCAGAAAGGTTCTTCTGAGTTCCTTGATTCTTTACGTTAATATACTGTGCATCTATACCATTTGCTTGGATGATGTCCATCACCATTGCTCCGGTTACGGTGAATCCAAACGGATAAGTTTTACCGCCGTCAGTAGACAGTCCAATTGCTTCAGATGTCACTTTTGTTACGAATGTGCTGTTTGCCAACTCCTTTGCATCGTGCATATAGTAAACACTAGAGCCATTTCCCTGTTGAACAGCTGTCACAAAAAAACCATTCGATTCATTGATGGCTTTTTGCAACTCAGAATAGGCATTTCTACGATTCTGAATCTCCGAGTTAATCAAGTCCTCAACTGATGATTGATTTCGGTTAATGCTATCAGTCAGAGATGTCTTACTTCCAAATGTCAGGATATTGTTTTCAATATTGATAATGTCGATTTCCAATTCTGTTAATTCTGCATTGATGTCGATTCCATGAGGAGATGATTTTATTTGTACCTTATCACCTATTTGCCACGAAATCACTGTATTATCAGCAAGATTCATATCGACAGCTTTAATTGTGAAACTCTTGATTGCTGACATATGCTCCTGAAGATATGCCTGCCCACGTTCCATAAGGTTCTCAGGCAGGGTGACATCGTCCCACTCTGCAACATCACAAATCCAACCATACTTGCTGACAGCATCCGCATCGTAAATATATGGACTGTTATTGTTGATGCTTTTGATTGTAAGGCGTGTGCCAGTAGTTGAATCGTTTTCTTCACCCTCAGAATCTTCGATCATGATACCAGTTTCCTCTTGCTGTGCCCCCAATGGAAGCACAGCAGTGATCAAATCATTATATTCGATGTTGATTGCGGCATCCAATATGTTATATCCATATTTAGCCGGTTGTGTCGCTGTTGTGTTGTATCCAGATAAATAATCTAGGTATTTCACACCATTTTCTACACGGACACGCAAATATCCTCCAAGTGTACTATCTTGAAGCTTATCTTTTAGAACAGAAAGCGAACGGCTATAGCTTTTACAGCTTCTGGATATATAATTATTGCTGTCTGTTACAGTAACATATCCAACATTAAACCTCTTTTGTGCTTCAACGCTCAAGTTGTGATTTTGGATAATACTTGTGAAGAAATCAGAAATTGTTCCCTTGTGTGTATACGGAGGATAAAATGTGTCATAGAAATAGCTCAAACAGCCCTCACAAACGATTTTTGTCTGAAGGTCAAAACTTTGTTCCGAACTGATAGGTCGTCCTCTCCACAACTCAATGTTATTTCTATAGAATACAATTTCATCTGTCAGAATACGCAAATCATCGACTGCTGGGTTATAACTTGGAATCGTAATCTCCAAGTCACCTGATATCCCAATGCCAAGATGGAGTTTTCCTTCTGTAATGTAATATATTTCACTTCCAGGTATGTACAGATTTCTTTCTGTGCTTTCCCCTCTTCTGATATATCTAATCGCATACACAGTGTAACATCCTCCTTCCGTTTAACTTCTTGCCATCGCAGTTTTACGTTTTCCAAGAGCCACATCAATTTTAGATGTCATCTTACCAACCAGTGTCCCGTCATCAAGAACAATGTCATGACCAGAGCCTGTTTCATCAATCAATTCCTCCATCATGGCTGCAAGCTTATCCAGCCGCGTGAAGAATCCGCTGTTCCCAGTTGATGATGTCACATGAATGTTTGATTCAACGGCATCTGAATATGCTTCCACCGCCATTTTGATATTGTCAATGCTCATACCAGCAGTCAACTGTCTGATATAATCATTCAGATTTATCGAATCACTTACAGAGAACCCAACTGGGATATCTGTAACGCCGTCATAGTCAGCCAGTCCATCGCTTATACCATCCATAGCATCAAATACATCATCAGATGCTCTGTCAATGCCTGATGCTATGCCTGCTGAGATTTGAACACCGACTTCATCCCTAAATACTCTGGACGGTGATTTAATTTTAAGTGCTGTCTTTGCCGCTTTAACGGCATCGCTCATTAAGTCTGTTACTTCTTTAGTCAATGAACCGCTGTTATTCTTAATTGCAGTAGTAATACCATTTATGGCATCCTTACCAACACTCTTGAACCCAGCAGGTAAAGTACCAAGTTCTTTTAATGTGTCAGTAGAAAGCTTTTGGACACTCTCAACAAATGATTTGGTCAATTCCTCAATCTCCGCATTTGCATCTTTTTTGAGCTGTTCTACCTGTTGTAGAGTAGAGTCGTACAGCGGTTTGCTTTCTTCGATTGCCTGATTATTGCAGAGATTCATTTTTTCTTGCCAGAGCTGAACATACGATTCCAGCTCTGAATCCGTCATACTGGCAAGTACTGCAACATCTGCGGCTGCTTCTGGACCAAGGTCTTGTAGCTCAGACAGCAGGCTTTCGTTAAGTCCTCTATTCTTTAGAGAGAGTAAATTGTCCTGCCATGTTGTCATTCCATCAACTTGAGATTTCATATTAGAAATCATAGAAGATGTAGTGTTACTTGTTTTTGAAGAAAACGCACTAAACAAACCGCCAAGTGATTTATACAGTTCCTTACTTCTGCTTTCAACGGTTGAATAGTAAGTGTCCCAGACATCGTTCAAATCTGATACAAGCTGTGTTTCTACATTCGCCACATCATTTGCGTAATCTGTTTCAAGACTGATGAGTTCCTCTTTTGCCTTTTTCTTCCCATCGTTATAGGATTTTAGAGCATCGCTATAATTGGAATACGCATCGTAGTAGGCTTGAGTGCCTTTTTTGCAAGATTTAACAATCTTTTTCCAGAAACCAACTTCATAAGCTACGGTTGTATCATGCGTTGTTTGATAATTCTTTAGTTTTTTCTCAGCAGTACTGACAATAGCATTTCCAACAACGGATGCAGACTTTTTTGCGTATTTCTTACTTTTCTTGATGCCGTTTATAATGCTTTTTGCATAATTTTCACCAGTCTTTTCACCATCCGCTTTGCTGACGCTTGAAGCAACCTTCTTTCCCATATCAGATGTTGCATTTAAAACAGAATCAATGTTTTCTTGAATGCCAGATGCAATACCTTTTGGAATCCACTGACCAACTTCATCTCGGAACACCTTTGACGGTGAGTGGATACCCAATGCAGACTTAGCCTTTTCAAGTGCTGAACTTGCAAGGTTTTTCATCTTTGAAAGAAGCTGTCCAGCTGCCCCTGTTATACCAGCAATAATACCTGTTATAATGTTTTTGCCAAGTGCTCCCCACGCAATACTCTTGAATGCTGTAACAGCACTACTTCCTATGCTTTTGAGTGCGTTTGGTATCACACTAACCAACGCAGTAACACCGTTCTTAACAAGCGTGATGATTGTTTTGCCTAGCGACAGCCAGTTAATTGATTTAACAACGTTGAATGCGGTTGTTGCTATACTTTTCAACACACTTGGTAAGCTGCTTGCAAGAGCAGATATACCACCTCTAATGGTTGTTATAATTGTCTTTCCGAGTGCAAGCCAATTTATGCTTTTTACAGTGTTCGAGGCCGTTGTCAGAATACTCTTTAGGGCTGTAGGAATATTTTTAGCAAGTGCTTTCATTCCTTTTTGAATCAGGGTGATAACATTACTTCCGATACTCAGCCAGTTGAAAGCCATCAGCACAGCCGCCACCGCTTTGACTATATTCCCCATGTTTGAAATAATGACTGGGATTGCTTGAACCAATCCTTTTGCCAATGTTACGACAATTTGTACACCTGTAGCAAGAATCTTAGGTGCATTATCATTTATGATGCCAGCAAGATTCTGTATAATGATTGGTGCATACTGGACAATCGTTGGAATACTATTTGCTATTCCCTGTGCCAGATTCAGGAGCATATTTAAGCCAGCATCGACCAATTGTCCTGCATTGGCTCTAAGAGAAGCGGATAGATTCGTCACAACCGGCAGCACATTACTGAGGAATGTTGGTATTCCAGATACAAAGCCAGAAGATATTCCGTTAATCCATTCCGTCGCAACACCTGTAATGGCAGTTATTCCAGAACTGAGACCACAGATTAGGTTGTTTAGAATCAGTGAGCCATAAACTGCAATATCAGCACCGTTCGTAGTGATTTTCTGCCCGATTGCGGATATAATAGTTAAAACCGAACCACCAATGCTGCCAACGGATGAGGTAATACCTCTCGCAAAATTAAGCATTGCGGCAAGTCCTGCCGTTACCATCATATCGCTTTTAGAAGAAATAGTCTGTGTGATTCCGTTAAGCAAGTCTGTTACAATTCCAACTGCCACACTTCCGAAATTGCCATTCTTTAGCCCAGATGTTAATGCACTTAGCGAATCAGACCCAAACTTCACAACATTTCTGAGTGCAGGTGTCAATTTATCAGACAGTGCAATTTCAGCACCCTCAAGAGCAGATTGGAACAGCGTAATATCGCCAGCGAGGTTATCAAGCTGGGTATTTGCCATATCCTCTGCGGCACCGGCAGAGTTTTCAATTGCATCAGACACTTCATTCCAACGTTCAGCGTTTGTCGCAAGGAGTGCATTTACAGAAGAAATATCTGTCTTGTTGAACATGGAAGAAATCAAATCAGTTTTCTCTTGGTCTGACATTCCTTCCATCGCTTTGGAGAGATCGGCAAAAGTATCTTGGAGTGGTCTCAGATTGCCGTTGGCATCATATCCACTAACACCAAGTGCTTTCCATGCTCCTGCCGCCGCATCCGTAGTCGGATTCATGGCAAGCAGGATATTTCTAAGGTGTGTTCCACCTTCTGATGCTTTTATTCCGTTGTCCGCCAGAAGACCAAGCACAGTAGCAAGCTCATTTGTGCCGCCACTTAATGTCTTTGCTGTTCCGCCAACTGTCAGAATGGCATCACCCAGCTGTGACACAGAGGTATTCGTCTTACTGCTAGCTTTTGCCATCTGGTCAACCATTATCTTCGTATCATCAAGAGATAATCCCAATGCCGAAGACGCATCCGTTACCATGTCAGATGCAGTAGCCAATTCCATTCCACCAGCGGCGGCAAGGTTCAGCACATTCGGAAGCATCGTCATTGATGTTGTTGCATCATATCCAGCCAATGCCATATAGTTCAGTGCTTCTGCCGCCTGTGTTGCGGAGAAAGACGTTGTACTGCCCATTTGCTGAGCAAACTCTCTAAGGTCTGTTATCTGGTCCACAGTGGTTCCCATCGTTGCGGCAACCTGTGACATCGCCGCATCGAAATTCATCCCAGCTTGAACGGCACTGGTTGCGAACTCTGCAACCTTTGACACAGCCGCCTCGAAGGTGTCGGCAATGACCTTTCCAGCCGCCACTGTTAGAGCATCCAGCTTCGCTAATCCTTGCTCAAATCCCTCTTGCGAGAGGGCTGTTAGTATCGTTACTTTTCCGTCAGCCAATGGTTTCACCGCCCTTTCTTTGCGAACACTTCACCTGTCCATTATGCTTCACATTCGTTATTTCTCCTCGCTGACCAACTGCATCAACGCTTCATAATCGCCCTTTTCAAGAGCGGCTTCCATTGACTGCTCCTTCTCCATCTCACTGGCAGGTATCGGAAGTGCATATACTTCCTTCATTTTACGGAGCTGCTTTTTCTGCTCTGATGTCATGCCGCCTGTTATTTTTGCCGCACGATATCCCATAATCTTCATGAGCTTCGTTTCTTCTGTAAGCCCAGCAAATAGTGCCTTAAACTTCCACCAGTGAAGGTTTTTCGTGGTAGTCAGGTCAAGTCCATACTGTTGCTTAAATGCCGCATAAATCAGTTCATCATCGAAATCATAATCATAGATTCGTTGATTGTCGGAATGATACCCGTTTCTTGTACGATTTTCACTTTTTTTCTGTTCCAGAATCTGAAACAGATTCATTTTTCTGTCACCACAACGATAAAACCACAGCAGTGCATCTGCAATCTGCTGTGGCTCGTTGACTGTAAGTTGTCGAATGTCTGGAAATATCAGAAGGATGGCCTTGCGGCTCTTTTCTTCATCAGACAGTTTTTTATCCATCATCATGACTTCAAAGAGAATCCACACACGGAAATCAGTCCGAATTGCGACATCACAATTCCCAATCTTTACCGTACTGGGCAGCTTGTCCAGTATAAGACTCATTGCGCAACCCTGTCTGGAGAATACTCATCGTATGGCTTGTTTTTTGACGATTTTCTGCCGTTGCTCTTTTTGCGGCGCTGTTCGTTTTGTCTGCGTTCAGCTCTATTTGGCTTTTTCCCAGAAGTGTTATTTCTTGCCGCAACAAACTCAGCTTCAATCGCCTTAAGTTCATCTGATGCCATATTTTCCGCATTTACCATGTCACGCATGGCGGAAAACGCATCGGTCATGGAATCGTTTGGCAGAACATCTTCTCCTGAGCCATCGCCAAGGACATCGTCCAGCCAATCCCGCACTTTCCCACACAGCTCTCGAACAAAATCCGCATTGGATATATTTCCGTTTCGCCCTGAAGTCACAATGGTGTTGAAGTCTTTCAACCCCTCTTCATATGCGTCAATGATATCAGCATCGGTAAGGTCAGCATCGAACTGAATGCCTCTGATTTTGAATTCCATTTACATTCACCCCACAGTGAGATTTAAGACTGTCCACCAGTATCGGCGGTGCTATCGGAAGAGCCAGAAGATGCAGAAGAAGCTGAAGAAGCTGAATTAACGGTATACGCAGTTGCATATGCTGTTGAATCCTCAGTGAATGTCTTTGTGCTGACATCAAACCAACCTTCCTTCATACCGCCGTAAGGTTTCAGTGAACCACTGCTTGTGACAATTTCTGCACCATCGCCCTCCTCGCTGTCAGGAATACAGGAAACAACGAAATAACGTGCATAGAATTGTTTGTTGCTTGCTTCGCTTGTCTTTGGCAGGTACAGGTCGATTCGTACATACTCAAACATAGCATCTGTTCCAGTAAGCCCCCTCTTACCAACCTCGAGAAGAGCCATAACAGCAACCTCAGATTTAATGAGGTCGCAATTGTATGAAAACTCTCTCTGGTAAGATGTGACTGTGGATGACTGCTCTGAATCATTCACATAAGCCTTTCCGTCTTCCTGTGCTCCATAGCTTTCGTTGATGGAAGAAAAACCCAAACCCATCAGGACGTACGCATTGCCGATTTTGATGTAGTCTGCAATCTGATGTCTTTTCTCAGGTGCAGACATATTTACCGTAATGCTGTTCAATGCCATAATAATCACTCCTAAATTTAATCATCTTGCAGGTATGTTAGCCTGCACTGTATCATGTATCGTGCTGTTGTCTGGTCTGAGGAAATCATATAGCCATTTGTTATGGCTGTGACATCCTGTACCAGTTTTGAACTGCCCAACTGAGGAAGATTATCTCCAGAGCAGTTCTCCATCCAATCACTCAGCCTCTCAAAAAAGAATGAGTTTGAAATCTGGTCTAATATTTCTTGGGTAAATGCCTGAACGCTTGAAATATTGAACTCATACCGTCTGATTGAACTGCCATTTACATACCGTTTTACGATTGTATCGCATGGAACTGTTTCAATGGTGAATGAATCAATTCCATCCTCCTGATAATCAACTGTCAGACTGTTAAAATCGTCAATCAGTGGGCAAGTCAATATCCAGTCTCTTACACATTCAACGATTGGTTTTATTGCTGAGGTGTTATCCATCACTTTGTAACCTTTCCTCCGACATATGTGGCAACAGCACTAATGATTGCATCTCCGTGTGTAACCCACATACGCTTATCCCAATACGGACCTCTCAGACAGTTTACATTTAACCCGTTTCTCTTTCCTTGCTTTGACATTCCTTGCGTTCCATTTCCTCTGTTCGAGTAATAGTTTTTTGCGGCATACGGCTGAACATAAGTAATACTGCCAGCATCCTCAACAGCCGTATTTTTCAATGGACCTTTGTCAAAGGGAACATACTTATCACACATTCGTCTGACTTGGTGCGTGAAATACTTCTGTGCCTTTCCATCTCTGTTGATTTGGTGTCGAAGTTCAATATCCTGTGCAGAGTCAATCTCCAGTTTCAGTGTGATTCCGGCTTTCATTTTACCGTTACCTCCCAATGACGAAGAGACTTACTTCCATACAGGCATTTCTCAACACGGATGATTTGCATCAGTTCTATCCCACGCTCTCTAAAGAACGGTTTCGCAGGGCTTCCAGCATTTGGTGTGCTGGAACACTCACCCAAAACAATGTATTCACCCACATCAAGGGAGAAGGTGTTGTTTCCGTTGCACTCAGCTTTTGGTACGCACACATAGCTGGTAAGATTTTTTTCCCAGACCACGATACTAGATTCTTTATCGCCGGAAACAATTTCAGCGTGAACATTTTTAAGAATCGTGTTTTTCCAGCTTGTAATGTTCCCACGGTTATCCTTGATTGGATTTAATACTGTGATAGAAGTAGATTCCATGTCAAAATACCCCACGATATAACAGTTTGCTTCCGTGCAGGAAATTTTTGGCTTCGTCCAACATTTTTGACTCCAGCGTTTTGCCTGTGTTTACATAGGTCACACTGTGCTTTCCTACCGTCTCAGATGCAAGCATTTCTCCATCGTTTTGTTGAGCCTTTGCATACACTTCTACGGCTGCACAGCAGGCGAATTTTGCTTCGTCTGGTATCACCTCCATATATTTCAGGCGGTTGAATGTGAGCCTATCAACGACAGACTGAGCATGAATCAGATAACTGCTAAATTCTTCTTCAGAAACAGCTTTTCCTTTATACTCATTCTGATAAAAAACAAATGTACAGTATTGAACCATAAAACGCTCCTTTCTCACCCCGACCAGCCACAAAGGACTGGCAGGGGTGTTTTGGGAACACCAGCTATTTAGCCACGGGACAGAATACGGGCAATGTGAATGACCTTATCATTCAGATAGGTTGTCTGACCGCCAACGGTGGTATGAACCAGCTCCCAGTTAGAGCCGTCCTCCAGCTCCTCGTCGGAAGGGGACTGGGTAGACATATTCTCGCTTGTCCAGCTGATGCCGTATGGTGCGTAGCAGTAACGGTTACGGTTGTACAGGATATCAGTACCGCCGTTCTTAGAAGCGTTACGCTCAGTTTCGGCAGGGACCTCTGCACCGACATTGGTGAAGGAGAATGCACCGTAGCCGAGAACAAAGGTGGTATACCGAGTGTAGGTGTCAGTCAGTTCGTAATAGGTTGCGATTGACTCAGTAGTAGGGCTCTCGACTTCGGCATAGTTGTTGCCGCTCTTGACATAGTAGGTCTTGCTTGCAGAAACTGCTTCGTCCGTTGTCTTAGTGTAGACATAGACATCCTCAAATGGCATGGTATCATCCACGAGGACAAGACGGCCATTGATTTGTCCGAGTGTCAGGTCACGCTGTGTACCGTCCTTGTCGGTGTACTTCAGATAGGACAGCAGCTTCATGTTCTCCAGATTGGTAGAAACGCTGGAATGGCAGATCATCAGCTCAAACTTGTTCTTGTTGTCTCCGCAGGCTCTCTGCATACAGGTGTTGACAGAGACCATGTCCATGTAGCCAAGCTTGGACTCCGTATTCAGCTTACCAGTCACATCATATGTGTGCTTTGCGGCAAATGCTTTGCCTGCCGTAGATGTCATATTGAAAATACCCTTGAGGATGGAAATAATCAGACCCTGACGGACGCTCCACCAGTAGTCTGCAACCTGTGCCTCAATGTTTGCCATAAAGTCCTGACCGCCTGTCACATCGGATGCAAAATCACTTTCCTGCCACTGCTTCCAGCGACCGACTACAACCTTAGTGTGACGGTATGTAGAGGTGCTGTCAGGATTAGCATTGTCAGAGCCGTCATAGTTCTGGGGCTTGCCGGTAAGCAGACCCTTCAGTGCAGTCGTAACCACACAGGTGCCGTTCTGATTGCGCATAATCTGTGCGAGGGAAGGATCCTCGATGATAGCACGGCTCTTAGCCAGAAGGGACTGTTCGGGGTTTTCAACATGATTGACATCATAAGTAAAAACATCTGCGTTAAAATCTTTTCCAAAAACGCTCATTTTTGTTACTTCCTTTCATTGAAAAATTGATGGTTCGATAACATAAGGTTGGTTTATTCTGTTATCAGGTTCTCCACGGCCATGGTTCGCCGGGGTGTTCGTTCGCCCACTTCATCCGCTGTGAGGCTGACATAGCGGTTTGTTCCTGCTGAGGTGGTTGTTCCTTGCTCTGGGTGAACAACGGCTTCTTGGGCGGATCAGCGGGCTTAAGTGAGGTCTGTTCGGACTGACTGGAAAAAGCTCCGGGATTTGCTTCTTTCAGCTGTTTCAGCCACTCTGCTGCATCGTCACCGAATGCACCTTCCGTTAGCTGGAAGTTCTGAGCCTTAAAGCGGCTCATCACAGCTTCCTTCACGAGGTCGCTTGTAAAATCAGCTGAACCAAAGAAGTCCCGTGTTGCATATTCCGTCTGTTGCTCAGACAAGCGTTGATTCAGAGCGGCAGTGTCCGTGTTGTACTTGGATTCCCAATTTGCAACACCAAGTTGAAGAGAATCAGCACGAGCTTTCTCGTCCTTGAACTGTCGTTCCATTCTGTTGTACTTTCCAGCGTCAACGTAACCGCCAGAAGCGAGATTGGCAATCTTGATGTCCTGACTTCCGTCAAGTGCCGCAGTCAGTTCGTCAAAGGTTATGTGCTCTTTGCCTTCAAAGAGCGGTTTGAGAAATTCGTATGCCATGTTGTGTTTCCTTTCTGTATGATTCCCTTGAATAGGGAGGAGGGTTTAAACGCATCTCCGATGCGAATGGTTTGTGGATAAAAACGCCTATCCACATGGCGAGTGTATATGAAAAAAGCAACCTGTCGGAAATTCCGTCAAGTTGCCTCAGTCATCAATGTGAAGTTGTTCCATAATAGGGAAGTGACCTGCCGATTTCATAAGGTCATAGATGAACAATCGTCCGGCTTGTGTCCAGTAGGTATGAACCTTTACATGGTTGCCTCCCTCTGAACCGGTAACCGTATGTGTTTTTGTGCTGGTGTAGCCACGCTGTGCGTATTTTTGATACAACAGCCAAATGTCGCCCTGTTTGTACTGAACACCATGCTCACGGAGGAATCCGTTCATCCAGACTGCACTCTTTCCGTAGTCTTTTGCTATTACGGAAATCGGGAGAAGGTCTTTGCATTGGAGGACGATATCATAATAACCTGCTTTCGGCTGAAGTTCAGAAATCTGCTGACGCTGGACAGCAACCGTGTCGAGCAGTCTGCGGTTTTGTTCCTGCACCGTTAAAAGTTGTTGCTGTGCCATTTGTAAGGCACGAGCCATGACCGCCTCTGGTGTATTCCACGCTTTTTCAACTTCTATGAAATATTGCCGGAATTTCTTACCTATGTCATTACGCTGGAGCATACACAGCTCCTTTGCCATGTCAAGTGTGAGCTGGTGGTCAATCAATTCCCTTTTGACCGTTCTTTCGCCCTCTTTTTGAACCTGCTCAAATTTGAGCGGGTTGAAATCAGTTCCTTCACTAAATCCATATGCACACATTCTTGGAAACCAGTCCTTGTATGCAGTTTTGACTTCCAATACCTTGTGAAGCTCTCGCCCCAGAACGGTTGGAGCATCGTTTTCATAGCAGATGTTAATCAGTTCGTTCATGGTATCACCTCCAAAATGGTATAAAAAAGCAACTGCCGAGAAAGTATCGGTAGTTGCTGATATCGGCATATGCTGTTGTACCTATTTTGCACAATAGTGAAAATCTGAGTTCCCGCAGTTCTTTACTAGTTCAGCCGGATTATCTCTATCTTTTTCCTTTTTTAGGAAGACAGAATCTGGAATGCCATTTGGAAATGCTTTGCAGGTCGTTTTTTTAGTGTAGTGCGTACAAGTTCTGCATATAGGCAGCCTCATTGCTGGAACAAAGAAAAAACGGTCAGTTTTGTCATTCTTATTCATACTTCCTCCATATAAATGGTATTACCAGTTATTTTTGTTACAATAAACACAGAGTTTCTCTGAAACAGCACTTCTTGCTCATATTCATTCCATGCAAACAAGATTATTCTTGATAAAAACATCTATCAATTCTTCAAAAATCAAACCGTTTTCATCTGGCATCCCATTTTCATTGTATTCGTATGGAAAACCATCGGTTATCTGTTCATACAGAGTTTCCAGTTCTTCAGATGAGTAGTCGTGGTTGTCATCTAATTCAATTCCAAGTTCGCTTTTTAATGCAACTTTCATTTTGTTAGAAAATAGCTGATTTAGTTTCACAATGACCCTCTTTTCTTTTTTAGTTTCTCAGCCTTTTTTGAGCTTGTAGGCCAAACGGTTATGATTTTACCAGTATCAGTATTGATTGCAACTGTCACTTTTTCTCCGATAAACTGTTGGCTTTTATCTGGTCTGATAGTACCATAGTCAAGCGGAGAAGTCAACGCAGATGAAATATCTTTTGCTGTCACCCCTCTAGTTGAAGCCCTATAGAAAAGGTGTGGAGAGATATCTGTCACTGTTATACCAGTGCTTGTTTGTCTTGTTGATAAAACCTCTTCCTTAAAATTATCAAACTTCCGAACTGCCCATGTCGTTTTACCTGACAGGTGTCTATCATACCCGTCCTGCTGTGAACGCTCCCACTTAGAACGGATTCCGGCGGCATTCGAGAACTTATCATAGTTCTGCCTCTGCCCCCTCAGTTTGATCGCTGCGGTTTGGAATGCCTCTGTATCACCAGCGGCATCATATCCAATCAGTTCACGCTTTGTTGCAATGATTCCACGCTCCATACTACGCTGAAGCTGAGTGGCTTGATAATATGTCAGCTCCCTGCCATTCCAGTTGATTTTCGGACCGCCTGCATCAGTCATGGCATACAGCTCTTCCTTGGAGTATGCTCTTGGACTTCCTTCGTCCCAGCCATAGTATTGGTGGCGGCAGTTTGCACCCATCAGACCATCGACCCGTCCATATCCTGTACCCTCTTCAAGGCTTGGATACTTCTTGCTTTTCCCTGACCTGCTGAAAATCTGTCCCTGCCACTCTTGGTGATCAGGTCTTGCTCCAAGGTGAGCAGTGGTTTCCACAAGGTCAAGTTCAAGTTCATCACATACAAAGTCGTTCATATGACCTGCCATTTGATTCACACCAGTGAGGACACACATCCTTGCGGCGGCTCTTACGCTGAGATGATATCCAGAATCATAGCCGACTGCATCATTGACCAGTGTACTCAGACCGTTTTTAGCTATCGCTTTGATTGCCTGCCTGACCGCTGTTTCATAGTCCAGCACACCTGATGAAACCTGCATCTGAGCAAGGTCAAGAGCCATCGTGTATGCCTTTCTAATCGGCTGATATGTGCCTCCAACCTTAAGCATGGTCGCTGTTGTTCCTGTCATGCTCTTTATTGCTTTAGGCTTTCCAACTATATTCTGCAAGGAACGCTGAGTCTGTTTCTGAGCAGATTTCATATAGTCCTGCATGGTTTTACTGCTTGATATCCGCTCATAATCCAGTGAAGATTTGGAAAATCGCTTTCTGTCAGATGCCACAAAGGAATCGTGTGCGTCCTGATACATTTCAGCTAGCTCTTCCTGCGTAACTTCCAGCAATTCTGCACTTTTCTTTATTAGCTCTTCCATAGCAAGCCCCATTTCGTTTGCACGAATCGCCTGCCATTCTGCTGTATCGGTCACACGCCCAGCTTTTGCAACACGCCTGGCGAAGTCTTGAATCACAAAAGCATCGTACTGCTCAAACAGCTCCACAATGTAGTCTGGGAATGTTCTGAGATATTCTGGAGTGAGCATGTCTTATCATTCCTCGTTATCCGGCTCTTCATTGTCAATTTCTGGTTTCGGCATATATTTATCCAGTGCTTCTTCCTCTGTGCATCCAAAGTATTCTGCAACGAACACCTCTGGCTTAACAAGGTTTGCCCCAACAAGAGAAAGCATTTCTGAAAACCATTTTGAGCGGTCAACAACAATGCCGTCATCCCAATCACAACGAAACTCATATTCACCTTCTGGAGCTAGTTCATACAAAGAAGCGATATCATCCATTGCATCAATCAAATTCCTCAACGCAGTATCCAGTGCTGTTTGAATATCCTTTACAGTGGAATAGCTTCTCTGCTTTGCTTGTTTGACCTCTTCGGCTGTTTTCTCCACTGACTGTGGGTTTGATAGCGTCCCATAAGCAAGACCGCATTGAAACTCGATTTCACGCTTGTAAAAATCAATTCCTTCCATCAGTGATTCATGCCGAATCTGAGGTGAATATATTGTGATAGGTTCTTTGGAAGAATTGCCGGTATCTCCTGAATATGTTCGATACAGACGCTCTTCTGTCTTCTTCAGTGGCTTTGGATTGCCATAATCGTCTTGCTCAAGAAAGTCATTATCAACATACACAGCAGACTCGGTGGATACATACTCCCATTCAAGACGGTTAAGCTGCTGATCAGCCAAACGAATCTGGTCAACTGCTCGTGAATAGCAGCTCACACCAAGAGGAGAGTGAGTATCTATCGTGTTTGCAAATGGCATCTTGAAATAACTAAAAAGTGGGTGCTTTACTTTATCAATACGAACATCAGCTTCGATGTCCTTCCATTCTGGTACATCAGATAATTGAATCTCTGTTCCAAGGTGACAACTGTCTGATTGACTGCTGGATGTACTTACCTGTTGAGCAAAGCACTTATTTTGAATATCTGAATGTAAAGTCCCGTTCCTCTCAAATGTCCTATGGAACTCAAGTCTTGTATATCTGGTATCTCCGCTCTGAAACTCTGAAGAAAAAACTGCAGCGTTAATATCGTTCCCTGTGAAAGAAACAGGATAGAATCGTCCTTGAGGTATAATAGCTACTGCAATACCGCTTTCTGTCACATACGGTTTGAATACAACGCCTCCAAATGCGGTGGCATATTCAGCCGCCTGCCGTATATTTGGAATGACGAATTTTTGAAACTGTTGATTCAGATAGTCAGCTCTATCGGAACCAGTGATTTCCGCCTTCATTTCCAAGGTTGTAAGTCTTGCAAGTTCAGAAGCAACAGATGATGGTATTTTGAGTGACCGCTCACAGACATTCTTATCATCACCGTATTTGTAATACTTCCACGGTGCCTTATCAACATACATTTTGTTCCAGAGTATCATCGCATCACGCATGGTCAGTGACAATGGTATTTTTATTCCAAAAGCCTGTTCAACCCCTGTTATCTGCTCAAACATGTCTCCACCCTCCTTGCTTTTTATTTTTTGATAAACTTTTCAATATCGTTTTCCCAACTGTACTCAAATCCGTCCATTGTATCAATGTCAGATGTTCCATCATCAAGACGCTCCCTATCTAGCGATTTTGGATTCCACACGCAGGTTTGCATAGCATTTTCTAATGTTTCGCAATCTGACTGAACATACATAAAACGCTTCTGAGCCAGAAGTGTAGCCATACAGTCAATTCTGTCATTCACTCGCCGTTTTGTTGCAGGGAGTATTTTGATGTTTGCCATGCCTGCTTTTTTCATGGAGCTTTGCAGTCCACGAATCAAAACAGGTTCGGCACTATCTGCACGAATCTGCTTGATTGGCATACCCCATTGTTTTTGCATTCTCATCACAAACTTTACAAGGAGAGAGCCAAGCATATCTGGGTCTATTTCTTGGTGCTGACTTCCGTTGATTATTTCTTTATGAAGCTCCGACGACAGAGCAACAAGGCTCTGGAATCCAAGCGTGTGTGTCGTGCACACAAACGAGTGACCAGAACCATTTCCTCCAAAGTCAATCCCTATTATCAATGCACCAACCTGACGATGATCAATGAGTTCCTTTGCCTGCTGGACTGATATCCCATATGAGTTTTCGCTTGATGTCGAAACAGATGCAAACTTACTATAAATCAGACCTTCTGCAATAGCTCGTTTTCCGAGGATATCACGCACATACCAGATAGAGCCTTTATCATATCGGCTGACAATTTCGTCTGTTCTTCCTGGCGGCAAAGTAATGTTGTCGAATATGGTAAAATGCTCATAGTTGTATCCGGCTGGAAACTCGCCTGCGGCTTGCTTTTTGGCATAGGAATCTATGTACTTGGTGTAAATCTCATGCTTTGGGTGAGAGGGGTTTAAGTCCCAGAATACTTTCAAGTGCTTTGCCGCAAGCTGACGGTTAGACGCTTCCTCGATGAAGGAGGAATGATGCAGGTTAATCTCCGTGGCTATCCACATGCCAAAGGAGTTACCTCTGATTTTCTGATAGCTGTTTGCCAATGCTCCGCCGCAAAAGATAATGATTTTCTGCCCAGTCGGTGTATCTACATACAGAGCTTCGTTATCCTTGTATTTTCCCCATTTACAACGCCCACGGAACTGACCTTCCAATCCAAATCCGTTGCATACACCGATATTCAGCTTTGCGTTAGCCATAGTCGAACCAGTCGCAAGATGAAAAATGTCAGGTGTCATATCAATCTCATACGCAAAGGCAAAGACATTGTCTACCGTCTTGCCAGCACGGACGGCTCCCTCAGCAACATTGATTTGGCATGTTCTGCATCGCCGCATATAATCAATATGTTTCGGTCCAAACTTGAAATCAAGTGTTCTTACTGCTGTCACCGCCATCAACGAACACCGCCCTTCTTATCGCAGACATATCTTCAATTTCAGTCGGTGCAGTTTCTTTTTCTCGCTCTGGCTCTTTTTGACCAAGGTATTGTTTTCCAAGCCAAATTAGCATCTGTGGGTTTCCACGCTCAGCCGCCTTGAACTGTGCATGTCGTAGGCTTATCTTGCCGACCGAACTAAACTTACGATAGGCTTCTGTATAGCCCATTCCGTAATGTTCCTTGAGCAGACGGTTAAGGGTCTTATCCGTCACATCAAGTACGGAGCAGATTTCTTCCTCTGTACACATCCGGCTGCACAATGTTTCAAATTGTCTGAACTGTTTTTCTGTCCACACAATTTTTTTGCGAGCCATAACTACACCTCCTATCCATCGAATTACATCATGGACACCTCCTAAGAAATAAAAAAACTGACCAGCTAAAAAGCAAGTCAGTGGTTTAATCTGCATCCTGTATTAACTTGGCTGTTTGACCAGTGAATGTTTCCCAGCGGTGGATGATAACATCCACAAACCTTGGGTCATACTCCATCACATACCCGATTCTGTTGTTCTGTTCACATGCCATAATCGTTGTTCCAGAGCCACCGAACAGGTCAAGAACACTTTCACCGATTGCAGCAGAGTTTCTTATTTGATAATCGAATAACGGTATCGGCTTCATGGTTGGGTGTTCCTTGCTGGAACGAGGCTTATCGAACTCCATGACCGTTGTCTGTTTGCGGTCGTTTCCCCAGTAGTGTGGTGCTCCGTCCTGCCACCCATAAAGACAGTTGTGAGTCACAATTCCATCAGCAATATAGTGCTTATACTTATCGACTGCAAGAGAATAAACTGTACCATCGAATGGCTTTGTTTCAATCTCAGTAATCAATTCAAATTCTGAACGGATTGTTCCGTTTTCATCTGTTTCACAAACCGGCACTGAGAATGCACCTGCCCTTAAATCATCTGCCCTAACCATGACAAGAATGTTATTTTCGTCAATCACAGAGAATTGATGGTTATCCGTTGCCCATGTGATTCTTTCTCCAGCATGGATTCCATACAATGTACCGACATAGTGTCTGCTTGCTGTCTGAATCTTATATCCATCACGGTATCCCTTTACTGCTCCTGAATAAGTATCAAAACTGACGACTGTATCACCGTTATTCAGTTCTTCAATAGGCACTCGTTTCCCGTTTGGAAGCCATACTATCGTGCCGGCTGGTTGGCAGGGTTCATGAATCCACTGATAGTCCTGTCGCCCCAAAACAAGGCTGGACTTCTTCCAGATGAGCGTCTGCCGAACCTTTCCGAGCTGTTCACGGGCGGCACGGCGGAAGTTTTCACCCTCGCTGTCTGCATGCCAAATATAATAAACAGCTCCGTCCTTCATCACACTTGAACCGGCGGCAAATGCGTCTCGAAGGAATTGGAGGAATGCTTCTCCGTCCTCGAAGTGGTCATTCTGGATTGTTCCGGCTGTTCCATGATAGTCAACATTGTAGGGAGGGTCTGTCAGGAGCAGGTCAATTTTTGCGCCGTCACACAGCTTCTGTACATCCTCTGTCTTTGTAGAGTCACCACACATCAGCCTGTGTCGCCCAAGCTGATACACCTGCCCCAGCTTCGCATTAGGGACTTCTGGTGGCTCTGGCTCATAGTCATCATCAACAGCCTCGGCAGGTTCTTCTTCCGGTGACACTTCGTTAAGCCAGCTCAGGTCAACGCCCATTGCCGCAGCATCAAACCCCGGCAGTTCATCCAGTTCCAATTTCAGCAACGGTAAATCCCATTCAGCAATCTCACCCGTACTGTTATCGGCAATGCGGTATTCCCGAACCTGTTCAGGCGTGAGGTCATTTGCGTACATACATGGGACGCTATCGTATCCAAGCTCCTTAGCTGCCATCCAGCGAGTGTGTCCGTAGATAATTACATTGTTGGCATCAAGCAGGATGATTGTTTTGAATCCATATTTCTCAATGCTCTTGCACACCGCTTTTACGGCTTCTTTATTTTTTCTCGGATTTCGTTCATATGGCTTAATCTGCTTGATTGGCACCATAACGATTTCCGGCTTTGTCATCTGTTGCAAATTTATCTCACCACGCTCTATCTTATTTGGGGGTATAAAAAAACCGCTCGCAAGTAATAAATACTCCGAGCGGTTTACGCACTTTTAAGCTTGAAAGTAGTATAACACCTAAATGTGCAGCCGTCAAGTGCAAATTTTCAAAAAATAATCCGGCATCTTCTCTGTGGAAGATTGCCCAATAACTCCACGGAGTATCTAGCTCGCATAAGATACACCGGTACATGACTGCAGTTGTGTTTGGTGGTATGACATACATCAATTTTGTTATAGATTACAATTTACGAATCCACAAATGTGTGATATAATATTAAAGACTATTTATTGCCCACCGAAAAATGAAAGGAGATGGGGTTTAGTTGAGTATCTTAATAGATGAAACAAAGCTGAACCTGTTGCTGGAGCAAAAAAAGCAGTTCATCGGAAGAAAGGTCGCATGGGACAGTATTCTTTCCGCTGTTTCATTTTTGATCTCTGTTTTATTTGCATCTTACGACAAGGTTATGCTCATTCCGGGTGTTGTCTTAAAGACTGTGTTCGTCCTGCTTGGCATAGGTTTTACGGCTAAAAGCCTATATGACCTCGCTTTAGGCTTGAAGAATAATTACGGATTCGAGGATTTACTTGCTGACATCAACAAACTAAATGAGATTGCACACAATCACTCCATCGTGATCATCAAAGATTCTTTCCTACCGTTTTCCAATCGGTATCTTGTTTATGATGACAGACGGTGGAACTGCTTGCTGTTCCCGAACTACAAAGATAATCCGAACAACGAAGAGTTCATCCGCAGCCACATTTCCAGCGAATTGAAGGTTGATGTATCTAAAATTCGGCTCTCTTATGTGGCAAGCAGAATTCATGAAAAGTATTCTGAGAGTGCAAAGTGTAACAAAATGTACAGTCACAAATTCTATCTTGCCCAGATTGACGGCTTCCCCGACACAATGAAGCAGGATTCATTTGAGTGTGACGGAAAGCTCTATTTCTGGAAAAATATAACTGAATTAGAGCTTGACGATAATGTCCGCAAGAAGAACTCCGACATAGTCGGCTTTGTGAAAGAGCTGTTCTGACCGATTCGAGACGCACAAGAACGCTTCACAATGTGCGGCACAGAAACATTGTTTATCAGCCCCACGGTCGAAAGCCGTGGGGTTTTCCGTTGCTGTTTTTCTATTGGTAGGGACATATATGTCCTTACCAAAGACTCAGCTTCAGTACAAGCGTCAATAATCTTCGGCAGTTGGAATGCAATCCAGTCCAACATCAACCTCTTTCATCTGTACTTCACCTTTCTAATCATCGGATAACGGGCGGCAAAATCATGCTCAAAGTGTTCTCCGAGTGCAAGTTTGAGTTCTGCATCAAGTTTCTCCTGTAAATACTCCGTGTTTCCGCTACGCTCTTCAGCTTTTGTACGGCTTCCTAACGCATCGTGATAATCGGTGCATACATTTTGTAATTCATCGTGAAAACGCTTGTTACGGACGGCTGAGAAGCCGTAGACACGATACAGGGCTATGCACGCACAGTCTGACACGAACTGCGAGTAGATATCACAGGTAGCTTGAATGTACTCCTGAGTTTTAGCCGCTTGCCTTGCCATAAAGCTATTCGGTTTTGCCATTGTTATCACACCATTCTTTCGATTCGTACAAAATCTCTCTAGCACGTTTCATGGCATCCGTGTAGCCATTGTTGTAACCATCTTCGTAAATCGAGTGAATAAAAAATGCAACATTCGCCAGAACAAACAAGCAGAAGAAAAAAGTAAAGCAAATGACACCAAACATAGTCAATCGCCTCTCTTTGCACTTTCAATACGCATTTTCCAACGCCTGAGCTTTTCGATGTCGTATTCGTAATAGATACAGTTCCCACGATATACGGAAGCGGCATTTCCCACATCAAGGTACTCTTCATTCATGTCTTTTACAAGTCTTTCGTACTGATAAATATTTGCTAAGATGGAATCTCTGGCGAAACCTTCTTTAGCAGTGGTTGGATTCTCATCGTGAGTGGCACGAATCACTTTTAGTGCATACTTTGCAACATCGTTAGCCGACCTTGCCATATCAGCGTGAACAGCCGCCAGTTCACTTGCTTCCTCTGCAAGCTGTTCCAGAATAGCCCTCTCAGACAGGTTGTTGTGAATCCACTCCGCAAGTTCGCTCGCTTCGGTATCTTTGTTGTAGTCAATTTTTCGTCCACATATCTCTGCGCAGCGGCTGATAATTTCAGCAACAGTCTTATCATCAATGTTTATATACCTCACCAAGTATCCACGAACTTCGAATGCGAGTTCATCATAAGATTTAACTCTGAGAATTCGCTCACAAGCGATGCGTTGAAAAGCAGTCGAATTGGTCGTGATTTTACATCTAGCCACATCGAGCAACGTCGATTCGGAGCGTTTGCTCAAACACAGCGGTTCTATAAAATTTTCAAACTCAGCGTAATTCATTCTCATTTCCTCCACTCACCTCAGCAGCACAGGCGGCATAGCCTGCCAAATCAACGAAAGTATCCTTCGTACCCTTCCCGTAGGTAGTACGCCCGATTTTGAAAAGGCACATCATAATAGCCACATCACGGGCACTCAACTTCTCCCCGTAGATATGGTTGAGATACGCATCCCACAGCTCCGCAATAGCCGTGAAATTGTTCTCCGGAGTTCCGTAGTCATGTTCCCTATGCCCGCACACCACTTTCTCAGCTTCACGCAACACCTCTGCACGGACGGACAACTTTGGACTGTCGTGGACAGGTTCGGACTGTTCATGGATACGCTGGTTAATTGCCTTGATGTCCTCAACCGTTTCCTGCGACTTGCACAGGTCATGGCAAATACAGTCTGGACATCCAACCTCTTCAGTATCCATCATGTCGCAGAATTGTGCATTCTCGTGGCACATATGTGCTACTTCTCTCCATTCGGAAGGAAGTTTCGTGAACTCCGCAACGATATCGTTCCCCACCATATCGTCAACTCTGCAACATCCTCTACTAGCAATACATTCGGAACAGTCGTCACTAAGGTTGCAATACTTAGCGATTGTGGTACGCATAGCATCAATACTAGTCATCTTGCAAAAATCCTCCTGCTGTTTTCTTGGTTTCCAAAAAGTATGCCCACCATCAATGCACATATGAGCATCAGTGAGTAAGCAACGATGCCCACCGTTATATGTGCAGTTACCACAGTCTTTCTTTTCTTCGCTCATATCCAGTTCACCACGCCTGATTCTCAAAATCGTTCAGTGCTACCTTTGCACTCTTGTATGCCTCTTGAGCGTCAATCAATTCTTTCTGAATGACAGCAGGAGCATCATCCCATGCGGAAGAAGATGTTTCTTCTCTCCATTTATCACGCTCGGCAATAGCTACATCAAATCTGGCTTTTGTAAGTTCAACATCAGCCTCCAAGTGGTTATGGATACAAACCAAAGTTTTGTATTTCATTATTTCACTTCCTCCTCTATCTGTTCAAAAAGTCCAGTTATACAATTCATATCAGAAAAAATAACAAATGGGCAATCTCCATCATCGTTTTGACTTCCACTCTCACAGAGCATAAAACCAAACTCATCGTAACACTTAGCATACTTGCAATTTTCACAAGTGTACTCAAATTCGTTCATTTCACATATCCTTCCCATAGAATCTCTCATTCATCATCAGACAGCATCTGCTCCATAGAGCCATACTGCAATCCTCTGGACGAGCGGTGAGCGATTCCTTCTGACTGTAGATGTATCACACCCAAGCTTTTCTGCGATTGCATCATCCGATAGACGGTTGATGTATCTATCATAGACAGCAAGGTAGTACCTCTCGCCAGCGATCTGGCTAAGAGCCTTCTCCATGTGAGCAATCTCTTTTTTGTCCCGCTCGATTTCAAATTCTTTTTGCTGAATCATCACATCCCGGATATCATCTGGATCGAGCCGAGTGCTCCCCTTGACATAGCAGGTGAAGGAGTTGTGACACTCCCTCACCCCATATGCCTTAATCTCATCTACTTCCTCTTGAAGGTCCGCAACACGAGCCTTCATTGTCGGAACCGCATAAAGTCTGCGTTCTGCCGCCTTAAAAGCATCTTTCGGCTGGTCGTATGCAGCCATGCGCCCTGCTTCAACTGCACGAGCAGCTTCTTCTCGAATCATCTCCCGTAATTTATCTGGGCTGATTGAAGATTTCTTGTTATTCATGCTTGCGTCCTCCTTCGGAACATGGTACAATAATCATGTTGTTTGGCTGTCCTTTCCTTTGGAGGGGGCGGCTTTTTTTATTTGTCCAAACGTCTGAACAAATGGATAACATCAAGTGTTATCTTCCAGTGAAGGAGTAATCCCATCTTCGATTGATTTTGCCATTGCGAAGATAAGTACCTGCTCATGGATAGTCAGCGGTTTGGCTAGAAATCCTGCCGGTGTAATTTTTTTGTAGATATCCATAAGTGTCTGAGCATCATCACGCTCAATATGCCCTTTCTTCATGCCATTCCATCCCTTTGCCTGATTATTCCGACTTCCCATTCTTTATATAGGGTTCGGAATAATTATGTTTCAGAATGCCCGATATGGTAGATATATGCACCGGCTTCTTCCAACTTTTTTGCGACTGCAATCGCTTCTTCTTCCGTCTTATATCCATCAGAGCATCCAACCTGCCCTTGAATACAGTTGTTGTGAACAATGAACCAACTCATTTTTCATTCTCCTTCCATACACAGGATACAGTCATTCCAATCATTCCTCTTTTGAGCTGGCAATCAAACCGCTAATAAGCATGGATACAAATCCGCCCACAAGCATCGATGCAAAGTACTTGAACAGCTCTCCGGCACTATCAGGCTGATGGAGTACAACAAATCCAACGGCGGCAAGTGCAATCGTCACTCCAACAGCCATAAGAACCAGACCGCAGAACAGGAACAGACCCGTCACAAGGGTTCTGTCGCTCATAGATTTTTCATTACACATTATTTTTTCCTCCATTTACTCTCACGATGATAATTTCTTTTGCCCGCTTTGTGTAATCTGGGACGATGAACGCATCAACTACCGTCATATTATCAAACTCGCTGTCCCCGATAATAGCTCCGTAGTCTGGACACAAGAGTGCTCCATTTCCCACGCAGACAATCATCATCATTTTGGTGTTGTCCATCCAGTAGAATACATCTTCCACTGTCTTTGAACCATCAATATCGTAGGGGGTGAGTCTGTTGTATGCTCCGTTGTAGACGGAAACAACAACATCATCATTCTTAACAATCAAGCGATAGAATTTGCTGATTCCAAGCTCATCACGGATGCGGTTACGAATAGCTGAACGGTTTGCAAATGGACTGTGAATCCACTTGATTTCATCACGCAATTTCGCATCATTGACGAAATAAGTACAAATCTCCTCCAGACTGCAAAATGATTCACCGTTCTCGTCTGTAGTAAAATTAGGTGCATAGCTGGTAGACATCAGCGTCATTTTGGGTGTCATGATGTTTCTCCTTTTCAATAGCTCAATAGCTAGTAGTATTACGGTATTCCATCAGAAGCATTTGCATTTCTTTCCGTTTCTTGAGTGCAACTGTTTCAGATGGCGGATTGATATCAGGCAGTGCTTTGAACTGAATTCCAGAAGCCAATGCTCTGATACCCTCTGGAATATTGCACCATTCTCTATACCCGGTTTCTCTGGCTCTGAATGAACGCATAAAGTTTGATTGAATAACACTCTCAACCGTACTAGGGTCCATCATTGCCCACGCTCTTAGGCATGCAGGGTCATGAACAACGCTTTTTACCAAATCTGGAAGCTTATCAAATTCCTCCTCGGAGCTGTAGATAGAATTTCGCAATGCCCGGCTCACGAACCCCCATGCTTCCATTTCGCTCATTGGCTTTCCTTGTTGCTCTAGATTACGAGCTGATGCAATAATCTGTCCTGGGGACGGTGGGAATCCCTTCATATCGTTCGCAACAAAGGCAATCAATGCTTGAGAAGCGATGTCGAATGAGAGGTCTTTCAGAACCAGTTCCCATGCCGCCACTTTGGTTTTGACATTTGTTGCGGAGATATCTCTTGGATAATATTCTCGCATCATCATAATCAGTGCTGCTGTTTCCTGCTGATTCATGGTTACAATTCACCTCTTGCCATTCTAGCCAATGCGTCAGCTTCCGCCTGCTGTTTGGTACGAGGCTGAGTATTCTGGTTCTGAGAATGCCTCTGACTCAAATCTTGGCGGCTTTGTACATATGCTATTGCATCTGCTTCACATCTGACACCATTTTTCTTCCATGTGTCGAGTATGGCTGAGATATATCGAACGGGATATTTAGCATCTTTGCTTCGAGCCTCGTCGATTGCCATCTGAACCGTTCCGACATCAAGATTTGCCGCATAGAAACCCAGAGTGCTTGCATCATGCTCTGACAATGCACCAAATTGGGTTCGGTAATAATCAGCGACAGCCGCTTTCCCTTCGCCAAACGCTGGGGCGGTGTCTGCATTGCCTTGCATTGCATTGCCCTTGGTTTCGGTTTTGGTTTTGGTTTCGGTTTTGGTTTCGGTTTTGGTTTCGGTTTTGGTATTGCTTGTTTTGCTTGTTTTGCTTGTTTTGCTTGTTTCAGGTTGTTTTTCGTTGTTTTTTCTGGCATTCTGATTTCCACGGGGCGCACCACCCTTTTTACCAGCCTCTGAACGAATACTGGACAGATCCTCATAGCTTTCTTGGAATCTATCCTCCTGAAACTTCACACGCTTCCACAGGAAACGCTCGTTTCCCATCAGTGTGGCATCGGTGCCATCCATGCTATAAGCCAGCAGGGCTCTGCAAAGGC